TAAGGCGACATTCTTCTCATCTTTCTTTAAGGCTATTAGTGAAATCAATCCTAATAGGGTATTTTGTTGTATTGACGGAACAAGTTGGCGTAAGGACATTTATGAAGGCTATAAAGCCAGTCGTGCCGCAAAGCGTTCTGCATCTATTGTTAATTTTGAAAAGTTTTTTGAAGTCTGGAGCAACTTGCTCGAACGTATGAAAAAAGCGTTCGAAGGTACCAATATTTATTTCGTAGATGTGCCCAGGACCGAGGCTGACGACCAAATTGCAGTAATTACGAAGTATCATCCACAGTGGGAATGCTATAATGTTTCTTCTGATAGAGACTTTATGCAACTTTTTGTTTACCCAAATTATCACCAGTTCGACGCGATAAAGAAAGAGTATTTAGGAACATTGAACCCGGAAACAGATTTGCTCGTAAAGATTATTACTGGTGATAAGTCTGATGACATTCCGGGAATTAAGCGCGGAACGGGTGTGAAAACCGCAGAAAAGATTGTTAATTCCGGAGAGCTCGATAAGTGGCTTGACGAAAACAATCTCAATGAACAGTTTTTATTAAATTCCAAGCTTATCTCTTTTGAAAATATTCCAACAGAATATGTTGAAGCGATTAATCGTGTCGTTGACTCGTTTGAATATAATCCTGAACCGAGAGCAAAGAAGTTCAATGAATTTTCAAATAATTCCGGAATTGGATTGTTAGTAACCAACATTATTGAATATACGAATATTATCAAAAGTATAAAGTAAAATTTGACATCTAACTAGGGCATTACCGCTATGCCCCAGGCAGACGAGCTACAAATTAATGTATAAGTCTGTATTATCATCTTGAAGTCTTCAAAAGCGGTTTGGAGCAAAGATAATAAATGACAGGAAATCTTATTTCTGCATTATTTAATGGTAGTTCAACTTTAATTAAGGGTGCTTGCATTGCAAATCCGCCTACGGTAATTCCGAATACATACGGAAATTCCGAAGAACAGGGTTTCATCAGCATCGTGAAGAAGGTTGCGCCGCAAATCAATATTTTGCATAAGACTCAGAATCCTGAGTATCTTGTAAAGTATAACAAACATCTTAAAGACAAAGACAACTGGGAATTTACCGACTTCGATAGGTCGAATGGCGACTGGTACCAAAATGGATATAGGATCGATTTAAAAGTTGCATCCTGCGAAATGGTTGAAAATGCCAAGGGCCTTCCATCTTACGTAGCAGGTTCAATTCCAATAAGTTCTTTATATGATTTCCATCAAAACGACGGATTATCCTTGTACCTTTGCGTTAGCAAAGACTGGACAAGAATGTTCATCGTTGATGCTGACGCTGCATGGGATTATGCTTTGTCAGATCCGAAATTGAAAAAAGAAATCAAGAATATTGAAGCCCAAAGGATAGCTAATCCTAACGGTATTGTAAAATGTACCGCTTATGTGACAGTTAACCATTTGCCGCAAAGCGCATGGGTAGAAGTATTTTAAACAAACTGACAAAATAATAGGAATTAATTTTCCTATTATTTTGTTTTTCTTTTTAACAATTTTTAATGAGGAAATTATATGAATAAAAAAGATCCTAGAAAGGCTGGAAAAATTGCACAGCCACTTGTTGCTATTGGTATGAATGCTCGTCTTAAAGGTCGGTACAATGTTCAATGTACACGTTATTTGTCAAAGGAAGACCTTGACGGTATAGACCTGATTATTCGAGATTTGATAACCGGTGAAACAAGGAATATGCAGCTTAAAACTGGACAAGGAGATAATGGTGATAAATATTTGTGTGTTGATATAATTAACAGAAATAATCAGCGTATCGATATTGAAGGCATTATCAAAAAATTTCAATTTGGATTATTATATTTGAACGATAATAAACTTTATATGCCATCACCAAAAAAACTTTTAGCCTTGGTTGAAAACGAACTTAATCATAAACGTTTATATACGGGTTTTCACAGGGATGGTCATGGAAATCGTATTTATGATAGAAGTCGTTATATCCGATTATATCGTAAAGAAATAATCAAAATTAGTAAACTGTTTTTAGAACTTCCAAAGGAAATACTTTATGGAACTCAAGTATAAACATCTTTATAAAACAGTTCTTAAGGAATATCAGAACCTGAGCAAATGTTCTAGGATGAAAGTCGCTGCATTGCTCGTTGAAAAAGGCCGTATTATTTCTTGTGGCTATAACGGAACTCCATCCGGACAAGTGAACTGTAACGAAATTTTTAAATCTGAAAACGGAAAGTTTTACCTGCGAGATAATAAGGAAGAAGAATGGAAGGAAGTTCCAGAAATGGAATGGAGAGCCAAACATCACGAATTCGCAAATGAACAAGAAATCCATGCGGAGCAGAGCTGTCTCGGCTATGCTTTGAAATGGAATATGAATATAGCCGGTGCTTCTATGGTTATATCTCATGAACCTTGTGAATCCTGTGCTAGACTTATCTTCGCATCTGGTATCAATCATGTCATGTACGTAAACAAATATGATCGTGGGTCGAAAGGAATTCAGTTCCTAGAACGAAACGGCGTAACTGTTGAAAAAATATAAGGGAAAACAATGTATATCTACAAGAAAAAATCTTTTAAGAAAACTGGTCTTTATATCGTATTCAAAGCTGGCTCCAGCTATGAAAAGGAAGGTCAGCATGGTTGTCATCACCTGATGGAACATTTGATTACAAATACAATTCAGGATCAATTCGATGATTTCCAGAAATACAACATCGATTTCAATGCCTATACAAGCACGGATTTGCTCGTTGTTCATTTTACTGGTATGGACAAGTATCTTACTCCGGAATGGAAGAAGTTGCTTATCGAACGTGTTACCAGTGGTTTTGATACCTACGTTACTAAGGAAGTTTTCGAAAAGGAACAAAAGATTGTTTATCAGGAAATTCTTGACGCATTCAACCGTCCGATTGAAGGAAAGCTTCATAATATTCTTCGCCAGCATTTCAATAATGACCTAGTTCTCGGCAGGACTGAAGATGTCATGAATTTCACCCTTGCAGACGCCAAGAAGCTCTATAAGGAACTTTTCAAGCCTGTTCGTATTGTCGAAGTTGGTCCTCGTCAGACAACTGGTGTAAAGGTCAAGTTCTTGACCAAGGAACCAGAACTCAATATTAATCTTCGTTGGAAGAAAGATTATAAAACCAGTTTGATGCCGATTCCAGCTCCTGAAAAAGAAACTGTTTTTGCAATCTGCAAGAAACCGGTTTCTAAGAAGGATTATCCATATGTCGTTATCGCACTTGAAATGCTTAACGGTAAGTTGACTTCTCCGCTTTATCATGAAATCCGTGAAAAGCGTGGTCTCGCATATCAGTCTCGTGCTGGTGTTATGGAATATGTCAATAATGGTCTCATGATTTTCTCTGCAACGACAGATCCTGAACATGCTGAAGAATTGAAGTCCGTTTATACCAAGTATATTTCGAATTTCAAGAAGTATCTTCCGAAGAAAGAATTCACTCTTGTAATGCAACAGGAAAAGATTGCTCGAGAAGAAGATAAGCTCCTTTATTATGCACATTGTGGCGATTTGATTAATAAAGGTGGTATGATGCTTCCAAAGAATCTCGACAAGATTGAATACAAGAAGGTCATAGAAGTGATGGAAAAGTACGCACCGTATTTTGAAATCCTTTAATTTCAGAAGTTTTTCGTGTAAACAAAAATTAGTTAAAAATTTATTTACTATATTTGCAATATTATGAAAACAAATAAGAAAACAACAAAGACTACAAAGACATCAAAGAAATTTGATTATGAACGTTCTGCAAAGATTGCGGGGCTTTTGGGAACTTTCGCACAGTTCATGCCTCAGTTGGATAGTGGTTTTATTCCGCTTTTCTCTCGTGAATTTGTGATGAAGGATTTGCTTGGCCTTACAGACGAAGAATTCGAACGTAATGAAACTCTTCTTACGGCTGAATCTACTCGTATTCTTGACGCAATCCGTATGCAGAAAAATTTATTGGAAACTCTTCAGAAGTCCGCAGATGAAATCCAGACTGAACAGCCTGTTGCTCGTCCGGCCAAGAAGAGTCGAAAGGAGAAGGTTAACTAATGATTAGTACAGGTGAAATGTACGGAAACGTACAGGAAGAAAGGGACGAATTCGTAGTCCTTCAGGAAAAGCTGGCTAAGCGTGCAGAAGAAGCTAAGAAGTTTGCTGAATCAGTACCGCTTCCACCGCAGTTGAAGGCTTCTGAAATTAAGCTTCCTGATTTTCCTGAAGAATATATTGAAGCAACGGCACTCGAAACCATGTATAATATGCAGGAAGCTCTTCAGAATATTCTTGCAGCAAAGCGTGGTACTCTTGCTCCGACAAATAATGAAGATAACCATCAGAATGCAAAGCGTTCCGGTTATTTCATGATGAGCACCGTTACTGAACTCTTCGAACTCATGGAACAGCTCGAAAAGGACAATTTTGAAGTAACCAAGGAAGGTAAGGCTGAAGCAGTTGACGCATTGCACTTCGTTTATAATCAGTTGCTTTACCTCAAGTATCGTCCGAAGATGACTCTTCAGAAGTTCTATGATTTGGCAGTTGAAGATACCAAGACAGGTACTATCGGTTCTAACAGTCTTCAGTACCTCATCGGTGATTTTATCGTAGCAGTCGGTGACTTGTATCAGAATTGTGCGAGTTATAAGGACTGGAAGTCCTATTCTGAATGGAAGGAAGATCCTCTCAAGATTCAAGAACTTGGTGACAAGATGTTTATCAAGTTCGTCAAGATTTTCGTAAATCTCGGAATGACTCCGGCTGAAATCTACCAGTGCTATCGTGATAAGAACATCGAAAACGTAAATCGGCAGAAGACTGGCGGGCGTTACGAAAAGTAGTTTTTCTCGTCATAGATGATATAAGACTAGAATCCTATGGGTTCTAGTCTTTTTTATAAATAGTATATAGAGGTTATTATGAGATTTAAGAATATTATTAACGAAATGTCCCGTGCTTCTGATAGAGCCCTCGGAAGGGAATCAATCGCTAACGTTCTCTATGTTCTTCAGGATTTTGCCAATAAGAATCAGGGAAAGGTTACACCCAACCAGGCCTATAAGTTCATTGAGCGTTATTATGGCGATGACGCTGAAAAGATACTTAATATGCTCAATATGAAGCATTGGAAGGGAAGCAGTGGCAAAATTGACTTGAACTGGAATATTAACAACTGGGCAAAGAATTATAAAATCGATTTGGACGATAATCATGCCTATGTTGAAGAAACCAAAGACAAGTATGATGATATGATTGATACTTTCTGGGCATACTACAAGGCCAAGTCTGAAGGCAATGATCTTTCATCCTTTGACCCGAGTCAGGACAAGACTATGCAGCAGATGATTGATATGTTCCGAAATGACCCTGAAAAGGCTAGGGAAGTTTTCGGAAAGGATTACGATAAGGCTGTACGTTGGCTTGCTCCGTATGTCGTTAAGGATTATGCCGGAAGCTATGAAGAAGCCATTGACGAATTCTGGGACTGGCACCGTGCTCGTAAGGCTGGCGATAACTATTGCCTCAGCGAATATGTTCTTGATAAGCTCGAAGACCTCTTAAATATGCCGGATGCCGAACGTATTATCGGAAATAAGGGCTTATTCTTCTACGTTGCCAAGATGGTTGGTGAAATGGCTGGACACAAGGTTATCCATGCAGATGAAACCGCTCTTGAACGTGAATTGAAGCGTATCATGAAGGCTCTTGACGATCCGAAGTACATCGACCAGATTGAAAAACAAGAAAAGCGTCGTATCGCTTCTGGCAATCTCGCCGGTTCTGACGACCGTGATACCGATTATTTCGGAAGTTTCTCCGGTAACTTCGGTGGATTCGCGATTCCTATCGGCGTTATCAAGAAGATTGCAGCAGTTGCCGCTGAAGAAGGTTCTGTCGATAAGTCCAAAATTGGTAAGGTCGATAAGAAGCAGGTAGTCGAAAGCTACAAGTATTGTATGAACCAGCTCAACCGTAAGTTCCACGTCGGTCAGAGAGGTGCTTTCGAAGGTACAATCCAGGAATTCTATGACAAGTTCAAGATTGTATTCAACCGTGGCTATACTACTAGAACATTGTTTAAGATTTTTGATGAAGTTACTACCTTCATGGTAGACCAGATTGATAAGGAAACAGCAGAATATTGGAAGAATAAAGAAGAAATTTCCGACGTTGACGATTTCAACGAAGCGAAACGTATTCTTTTGCAGGCCGGATATACGCTGTTTAAGGACTAATGTTGTAATTTGTTGAGGAGGTACAAACTATGACTAATACGATAACAGCGATTATAGCGGCGATAAATCCGTCTGCGCTTCCGTTAGTAGCGGTGATTTTGGGATGTGTATATCTTTACTTCAAATTTAAAAAAGTTGAAGATGATAGAAAAGTAACAAAAGTAAACCGCGACGCGGATAGTCAATCTATTCATGATGACATTCTCAGCCTTAAATTTAAAGTTTCAAATCTTGAAGAAATTGTGGATATTCACAAAACAAGACTTGAATCCATAGATGATAGACTTAATCTTGTTAACCAGGAACTTGTTAAGTTGAACTGTCAAGTGGAACACCTTGTAAAGGCATTAGAAGATCAGAATAAGATTATGCAGACCATAAACAACATCAAAAAAGAATAAGCCTGTAAATAATTGATAAAAAAG